AAAGATCTGGTAGGCAATGTCTTAAAAAAACAATCAGACGAGTATGCGGATCAATGGGAGGTAGTTGAGTTTCCGGCCATCATGCCAGAATCAGAAAAACCATTGTGGCCAGAGTTTTGGAAGAAAGAAGAATTACTTAGCGTAAAAGCATCTTTACCTATATCTAAGTGGAACGCACAGTGGATGCAAAATCCTACAGCTGAGGAAGGATCTATAGTAAAAAGGGAATGGTGGAATAGGTGGGAAGATGAAGATGTGCCACCTTATTCTTATGTAATACAGAGTTACGATACCGCTTTTTCTAAAAAAGAAAGCGCTGACTACTCGGCAATAACAACCTGGGCAATATTTAACCGAGGCGATGAAACTGCGGACGAAATCATATTATTAGATGCAAAAAGAGTTAGATGTGACTTTCCAGAATTAAAAAAAATGGCATTAGAAGAGTATAGATATTGGGAGCCAGATTGCGTATTAATTGAGGCCAAAGCATCCGGAACCCCATTGACACAAGAGCTAAGAAGGATGGGCATACCAGTAACGGCCTACTCTCCAAGCAGAGGTCAAGACAAGATAGCCAGGATGAATAGCGTAGCTCCAATATTTGAATCAGGAATGGTTTGGGCCCCAGAAGACGAGTTTGCAGATGAAGTAATTGAAGAAATGGCGTCGTTCCCGTTCGGCGATTATGACGACTTTTGCGATAGTGCTACAATGGCTTTGATGCGTTTTAGGCAAGGTGGTTTTATATCCTTGCGCGAAGATTATGAAGACGAGGTGAAATTATTAAAAACGAACAGGACAGTATATTATTAAGAATATATTTAACTAGGTTTGTTTTCGATGGTAGAGAATATGCCGGACCAGACATTCATGCGGAGAACATGGAGGACGCTGAATTGATAGCTGAGTATAGTGGTTTAATAGTAGACGGAGAGTTGACAGACATAGTGGATTTGGATTTAGATACCATACCAAGGGTGTTACACTAAAATAATATGGCAATAGAAAAACAATTAGGAACAGAAGATACGCAAGTAAGATCCATGGGATCTGCTGTAGAAATACAACCAGATACCAGTAGAGAAGATCAAATTAGAGAAGCGGCCGAAATACTGGTTGCCAATGAAGAAGTTTTAATTGACGATGAAATAGCCATAGACGAACCTCAGATTGGTTTCAATGCCAATCTAGCAGAGGCTTTGCCAGACGATATATTAGGCAGCATAGCCAATGACTTACTTAGCTCTATAAAAGGAGACAAGCAATCCAGGAGTGAATGGGAAAAAACATATACAGATGGATTGAAATATCTGGGTATGAAGTTTGACGAAGGCAGATCCCAACCATTTGAAGGGAGCTCAGGTGTAATACACCCGATCCTGGCAGAATCCGTTACTGCTTTCCAGGCTCAGGCGTATAAAGAAATGTTGCCGGCTAAAGGCCCAGTAAAAACAGAAATTATCGGTGCCAGGACCATAGAAACAGAAAATCAGGCAGAAAGAGTACAAGAGTTTATGAACTATTACATAATGAATGTAATGGAAGAATATGATCCAGAGCTAGATCAAATGTTATTTTATTTACCCCTGGCCGGATCTGCATTTAAAAAAGTTTACTTTGATTTTGTTCTTAATAGAGCGATGTCTAAATTTATACCGCCAGAAGATCTTATTGTGCCTTACGAGGCAGCAGATATAAGCTCTGCTGAGAGAATTACACATGTTATAAACATGTCCTCTAACGAAATTAAGAAGCAACAACTTACTGGTTTCTATGCAAACGTAGATATTGGAACTGACGGGTATGCAGATGATATGTCTGAAATCGAAGAGGCCATAGACGAAATACAAGGCATATCGCCGTCATATAAAGAAAATAGAAACAGAACAGTTTATGAAGTACATACAGTGCTTGATATAGAGGGTTACGAAGACAGAGACGCAGAGGGCAATACTACAGGATTAAAACTACCTTATATTGTAACCATAGAAGAATCTTCACAAACAGTCCTCAGCATAAGAAGAAACTATTTAGAAAACGACCTACTCAAAAACAAGATTAATTATTTTGTTCAGTACAAATTTATGCCAGGACTCGGATTCTATGGCCTTGGCTTATCTCACATGATTGGTGGCTTATCCAAAGCGTCTACCTCAATACTTAGACAGCTTATAGACGCTGGAACGCTTGCGAACCTACCAGCTGGTTTCAAAGCAAGAGGTATGAGGATTAGAGACGAGGACGAACCATTACAACCTGGAGAGTTTAGGGACATCGACACAACAGGTGGATCCTTGAAAGAAAACCTAATACCTTTACCTGTAAAAGAACCAAGCAATGTTTTGATGCAGCTTTTAGGTCTATTAATAGATTCTGGTAAAAGATTTGCAGCTGTCGCTGATATGAACATTGGTGATGTCAACCAGGCAATGCCAGTAGGTACTACTGTAGCTCTATTAGAAAGAGGCACAAAAGTAATGAGTGCTATACACAAAAGGTTACATTATTCACAGAAACTAGAGTTTGGTTTATTAGCCAAAGTATTTGGTGAATCTTTACCTCCTGTCTACAACTTCCAGGTAGGATCTGGACAGAATCAAATCAAACAACAAGACTTTGACGATAGAGTAGATATTGTTCCGGTATCAGATCCAAACATATTTTCACAAAGTCAAAGGGTTACTTTAGCGCAAGAACTGTTGCAGATGGTACAGTCTAACCCACAGGTACATGGTCCTTTAGGTATATACGAGGCATATAAAAGAATGTATGCAGCTTTAGGTGTGGACAATGTTGATTCACTGTTATCACCACCTCCAGACATGACACCAAAACCAGTTGATGCTGGATTAGAAAATGCTAGTTTATTGATGGGCCAACCAGCTCAAGCCTTTCCGGAACAGAATCACCAGGCTCATATAGACACACATAGAAGTCTTTTTTTCACAGATCTAGTAAAAGACAGTCCACAAGTACAAGCATTAATAATAAGTCACTGCATGCAGCATTTACAATTCCTGGCATCACAACTTGCCCAGGAACAAATGCCAGATGAAATGAAGCAAAGGATTGCAGAAATACAAGCACAAATGCAACAAGTATCGCCAGAAGAAGCACAGATGATTGGTCAACAAATACAAATGATAAATGAGCAGTACAGCTCTAGTATTATGGCCCAGCTGGCTAATGAATTTTTACAATCTATAGGCATGAATAGCGGTGGAGATCCTCTGGTTGACATAAGAAAACGTGAGCTAGATCTTAAAGATAAGGAGCTTGACATAGAATCACAACAGTTTGAAAGCAAGCAAAATCAAAGATCTCAAGAGAAATCAATGGACGCAGAGTTGCAACTTGAACGTATGAATGTGCAAAAACAAATAGCAGATGATAAACTTGAGGTAGCAATAGATAGGCTGAAAACAAATACAGATATTAAATTGCTTGAATTAGAAAATAAAATTAAGGGGATATTATGACAACTTCTTACAAAATAGATGCTATCAAAGAGCTTAAAGCACAAAAGAAATTAGCTCGTGCACAAGAAGCAGCAGATCTAAAAAAGGTTAGAGAAGACGCAGATAAAAGGGACCAAGAAAACCAAGCTCGTATAGCCAAGAAAATGGCTAGAATAGAAGCTGGTTTACCAGTAGAGGATCCTGTTGAAGAAAAGCCTGTAGAGAAAAAAGAAACAGTCAAAAAAACTGCAACTAAGAAAGCATCAAAACCGGTAGCTGAAAAAAAAGCACCAGCAAAGAAAAAAGGAAGACCTAAAAAGTCTAAATAATGGACGATTTAACAGTCTTAGATTTTATAAAAAAAAGACTTTCTGATCGAAAAAATCAGATAGACGAAACGCTTATGTCTGGAAGCCTAAAAGATATGGAACATTATAAATATTTGCAAGGCGAGCTAAGTGTCATATACTATTTGGAAGACGAAATAAGTGACTTAGGAAAACAACTATAATGTCAGAAGCAATACAACAAGATACGAGTATAGAAAAGGTAGCAGAAGCGTATATCGATCCGGAAGAAAGAGTCCTGGATCCCGAAAAATTAGATGCTTCCATATTAGAGCGTATGCCACAACCCACCGGTTGGCGTATGTTGGTTTTACCTTATTCGGGTAAAACAAAAACAAAAGGTGGGATTCTACTAGCAAATGAAACAGTTAGTCGTGAGGCGTTGGCTACAGTCGTAGCGTATGTGGTCAAACAAGGACCGCAATGTTACAAAGACAAAGCCAGATTTGGAGATAAACCTTGGTGTGAAGAAAAACAATGGGTTTTAATAGGGCGCTACTCTGGCTCTAGGTTTAAACTTGAGGATGGTGCAGAGGTACGAATCATCAACGATGATGAAGTAATAGCCACAATTCTTGATCCAGATGATATAGTGAGCTTATGACAGTAGAAAATGACGTAAATGTAGCGCAACCAGAGGTTGACGATATAGAGGTAGAGGTTACTGAAAATGATAGCCAGGTCGAAGATCGATCGGCTTCCGGTGACGACGAATTAGAGAATTACACAAAGAGTGTCTCTAAGCGTATTAATAAATTAAATGCGAGAAATCGTGAAACAGAAGAAAGAGCAGCACAATTAGAAGCTGCCTTACGACA